GAGCCGCAGGTGCGCTGGGTACTTCTCGGCGAGCTCGTTAGCCAGGGTGATGGCTGAGGGCTGATCGGTGGCTGCCGGGCTGGTCAGTAGGTTGGCCGTGTCGGACACCACGTGGACCAGGAAGGAGGCTCGCCATTGCTCCTCGTAGTCCTCCCAGGGGTCCCAGGTCCCACCGATGGCCTCGAATGCGCCGATCATCTCCTGAGCTGAGACCGAGGCCACGGTCCACTGGTTGGCCTCGCCCTTGGCGCCGCTCAGCTCGGGGACCTCGAAAGAGAGGTTCTCCGTCGTGGGAGCTCCGCCCCAGACGCTGATTCCCCAAATGGATATGCCCCAAGCCAAGGTTCAGTCTCCTCAGATCAACCGGCAGCGCATGCGCTGCAGATAGTTGCCGCCTTCCTGGTAGATCTTGCGTCCCTCCAGTGGCACATCGGCCGTGGTGTCCCCGTCAGCATAGGAACCAGAGGAGCCACTGCTGCCAGAACTCCCCCAGGTGCCGTGGGAGCCATCGTAGCCGGTCATCCCCGTGCCACCGGTTGCGCCAGGGTAGCCCAAGGCCCCACCGTTGATGCCCACATGTCCGTAGCCACCGGCGCCTCCGGCTCCACCAGCGCCCCCTGAGCCTCTCCAGGCGCTGCCTGCGGGGCCACCCGAGCCGCCGGAGTAGAGGGTGGCTCCAGCGACCGCCAGGTAGCTGGCTTTCGGGCGAGCATGACGGAGGGTGATGTTGCCTCCAGGGGCCCCATTGCCACCGTTGCCGGACTGGCCACCATTGCCGCCGGTGCCTCCGGCGCCACCCCAACCGCCAGTGCCCCCGGTGCCGCCATCCAGGGGAGTCCCGGGGCAGCCAAGGTCGCAGGGGGCCCCAGCGTGCCCGCCCTGGCCTCCTGTACCGCCTGTGCCTCCGGTTCCACCCTGAGCAGAGCCGCCGCCCCCTCCACTGCCTCCTCGGGAGTTGAGGGTGTCATAGGCCACCTTGACCGCCGTCAGGGTGATATTTCGGCCCCACCATCCACCACTGCCATGGCCGGCCATGACATCCTCACCGCCATTGCTGCCACCCTCTCCGGTACCTCCACTACCCCCCGGCCCACCATCGTTGCCGTGGCAACATTCCCCACAGGGCTCGGCGCCATCCGTGCCATTCGGTCCCGTGGTCCCCGTGGTGCCTGTCACCCCATTGGAATGCGAGCCCCAGGAGCCGCTGGCGCCGTTGGTGTAGACGCCTGCAACGCCCTCGATCTTGCGGACGGCGGTGATCGTGATGTCGTAGTTGCCTACCAGGTTGTTGTCGAGCTGGCACTCGATGCAGGACACGTCAAGGTTGCCTGAGACGCTCAGGGCCGCATTGACCCTGAAGATGCCCACGTTGGTGTGGGTGCCAGCAATCGGGCCGCTGGAGACGATCCAGTCGTCGCCTTCGTGGTCACCGCCGCCTGTTGGTGTCCATGCCACGGTTAGTCCTCCAGCCAGCCTTCCAGCCGCCCGGCGTACTGCCGGTAGAGATAACGCGTCGGGCCCTTTGGCTCAGCGCCGAGGCCAAAGTTCGGCACGTCGAGGTTGAAGCCCTGGTAGTGGAAGCAGACCAGGGGCCACTCCTCGTCGACGATCACACCCTCGCCGGCAAGCTCGAGGGTGTGCCGCATGCTGTTCCACGGCGCCAGGTTGATTCCAGGATGCTGGCAGATCTTGGTGCCAGGGAACCTGTCAGGCTCGTCCTGGATGATGTTCAGGTATCCCTCCTCGGTGAACTTGCCATCGGGGCCCGGCTTCCACTCGCACCACTTGATGGTCTCGGCCTGCCACCACTTGAGGAAGGCCTTGGCCTTGTCGTCATTCTGACAGGCAAAGAAGCCACCGTTGAATGCGCCCTGGGCCGGCCGCGTGGAGTCCTCACGGGAGACCACCATGAAGGAGGCCTCGCCGAGCTCGCCCTCGATGATGCGAGGATCGCCCCAGAAGAACATGTCGGAGTCCACGTAGACCAGCGGACCCTCCCCGTGCATCTCGAGCACGGCGCTGGGCAAAAACGTCTTGCAGGTCTGCGTGTAGGCCGGCCACGAGCGCTCCTCCTTGATCCCAAGCAGCTCTGGATACTTGGTCTCGAGAGAGACCAGGAGCACGGGGCGGACTGCGCGCTCCAGGGCCTCGGCGTACACCACATCGTCGAGGCAGAGGACGTAGATCGGCAGGCCAGGGATGTGCCGCTGGATCGACCGACAGAGGAGCCAACCCTCTGCCTTGTACTTCTCGTCGAACATTGTGCAAATCGCCAGCATGAGTTCAGTCCTAGTAGATTCCGTAGATGTCCGTGTACTTGATGTGCGCCGTGTCTCCGCTGACCTGGATGCGCAGCTTGATCGTCACGTCCAGGAAGGTGTCCGTGCCGCCCAGCGAACGGGTGATGGTGCTCTTCTTGACCGCCTCCGTGGTGCCGCTCTCGGTGTAGAGTGCGCTGTCGCCGCCGATGGAAACTTCGGCCTCAGCCGTCTGGCTGCCGGAAGTGGTCCAGAGACCCAGGACCACCCTGTAGCTGGCAAAGGCGTTGGCCGAGTCGACGACGAGCCGGAATTGCTTCTTGGTCACCAGAGTGGTGCCGGTCTCGGTGAACTCGGTATCGTCGGAGAAGAGCAGCACCGGGCCACCGCCACCACCACCTCCCGGCAGGTTGCCGATCTGGACCTTCTTCTTGTTGTTAGAATCGGCCGAGTCCTCGATGAGGATGAGGTCAGCGGAGACCGGCGTGGCCTTCTCCGTGATGGCGCTGATCTCGGCGGCCACGTTATCGTGGATGGCATCAGCGTCGCTGCCGGTGGGCAGGTTGCCAATCTGGACCCGCCGCTTGGCGTTCCCGTCGGCCACGCTCTCGATGACCATGAAGTCGCCACTGACCGGCGTGACCTTCTCCGGCGTGGTAGAAATCTCACCGGTCTCGTTCGAATGGTACGCACCGAGGTCCTTCCCGATGGACTCGCCGTCCTGGGTGAGCTGGGACTCGTTGCCCTGGTCATCCTCGTAGTAGAGCTCGGTGTCGCCCTCGGTGGTCCTGGTGTAGAGGAAGCCGGTGTCGGCCACGTTGGTCGGCTTGGTCGTGCGGTTGTAGAGCTTGAGCTGCTTGGCGGCCCCCTCGGTGTGATCCTTGTCGAGGATGGCATTGACCGAGCCGGCCGGCAGGTTGCTGGCATCGCCGACCATCTTGGAGGCCGGGGTGTTGGTCAGCTGGACTCGTTTTTTTGCGTTGCCTGCGGCTGTGTCCTCGATGAGGATGAGATCTGCCGCTAGGGGCACGCCCTTCTCGGTGACGGCTGCGATCTCACCGGTGACATTGTCGTGGATGGCGTTGGGGTCCGACCCGCCACCACCAGGTAGGTTCCCAATCTGGACCCTGCGCTTGACGTTGCCTGCAGCGCTGTCCTCGATGACCAGCAGATCGCCGGCGACGGGGACGCCCTTCTCCGTGATGGCCGCGATTTCTCCACTGACGTTGTCGTGGATGGCATCGGTGTCGGAGCCGACAGATCCCTCCAGCGAGGCCACGCGGGCACGAAGGCAGCCGGCGGGCTGGTTGCCTGGGTTGGTCCCGACCTCTTTCGCCACAGCATGCAGCTTGTTCCGCATGGTGTGAATCTGGCTGACCCTGGTCTCATCGGCGCCGTTGCTCAGGTCCGGCTGGTTGGTGAAGGCATCCGGGTCCTGGGTAGTCGGATATGTGGTACTCCACTCTTTGATAGCCATGACCCTGCTCCTACATCGCGCTGCCGGTGTCGGCGTCGGTGATGGTGACGGTCGAGAGCTGCGGGAACTCGATCGGGTTCAGCTCGATGTCCGCCCGCTGGCCGTTCAACAGCAGGCCCAGGGTGCCCTCGTCGACCTTGCGGACGCCCGCCGAGTCCCTGATGACGTTGAAGATGTCACTCCAGGCGAGCTCGCCGACGATGGTGCCCTGGGCGTCCTTCAGGTTGGCACCAAAGTCGATGTCCGGGTTGTCCAGGCCGTCCGAGAGCTGCGCCGCAAAGAAGTCCTGCAGGTTCTCCCTGATGGTTGACCCCACGCTCGACGCCACGTAGCCCTGCCGGATGTAGACCCGGGCGCTGACCGCCACGCTCTTGAATGGCGCAGCCTCGGTCTCGAAGGAGAACGTGATCGTAGGCGGTTTGTTGTTGACGATCTCGTTGTAGACCGAGGTGAGGAGCGTGGAAGACGGCGTGGCCGGCAGAATCCTACCGGAGTCGAGCTTGGTCCCCTGCGCCACGATGTAGAGGATGCCCGTGTTCTCCGTGATGCCGGCGTACTCGTTGGCTGTGACCATCACGGCGCGAGCAACTCCACGAACCGAACGCGCCACCGTCTCGAAGTCCTCCCTGGTGACGGTGCGGTTGAGGACTCGCAGGGAGGCAGGAACCTGGACTCGAGCCTCGTCCAGAGTCATACGATCCACGCCGCCGGAGGCCGCAGCCTCATTGGTCACGGAGACCACCGCCGCAGTGGTATCCACGAAGTAGAGAGAGTCTTGCAGCACCGAGACGCGGCCCACCTCCACGTTGCCCTCGCTGCCGCCGCCCACCTTGTAGATGAACTTGATCTCACCCTGGGGGATGGACCCATTCACCCCATTGCCAAAACGAACATGAGCCTTGTCCCTGTCGTCGACCTGGATCAAGAAGACCTTGTCGTCGGCTCCATAACCGAGGAAGGAGCTGACCTTGGAGTACCCACCATCCTCGGCCTCCACGCCCTGAATCAGGGTCGTACCGCTGTAGACCGGGGAATCGATCGAGTCGTCGATGAACGGCCGGTTGGCCAGGATGAACTCCTGGTCTGGCTCGTCGGTGGACTCACGGGTCTCAGTCCTGAGCTCGGCCTGCTCGGCCTGCACAGTGACCTCGGTTGATCCAGCGGTGATGGTCACCTCGGTCAGGGTGATGAACTCCAAGGGCTCCTCGGGGTCTGTGGTCCGGACCACCGTGCCCTTGGGGATGATCAGATTGGAGGTGTAGGAGCTCGGGATTGAAAACTTGAGGGTGACCGTGGCGGCTGCCGCCCCGCGAAGCGTGTAGCCGAACAGGTAGGCCAGACGGATGGCCGAGATACGCTGGGAGAGCGTGGGCCAGAACGATTCGGCGGCGTGTCCGTCCATGTAGAAGTGCATGGTGTCACCAACGTGGGCGAACAGCTCCAGCAGGATGTTGCCGAAGTTCGCCACGTTGAAGTCGGTCCACGTGGGAAACACAGACTGCACCAACCCCTGAAGACGAAGACGCAGACTCTCGAAGTCCCGATCGGTGTAGTCGAAGTTGTTTGCCGGCAGCAGGCTACTCATACGCTCACCTCTTGCTGGACGGGGCCAATGATCACGTTGTTACCCTCGGTGGCCCCGGAGATCACCGACCAGACGACCTTCACCCTGATGACGTTGCCATCGACCACAGCTGAGGCCTCGCTGATCATCACGCGGGCCTCGTAGGTTGAAATAGCCTCGGCGAGCTCGTTGGTCAAAGCGTCTGCGAGGAGTCTGGTGCCACCCCTGTGGCGGTATGCCTCGAGGTCGACGCCAAAGTCGGGGCGCCACGGCAGCTCACCCGGCCTGGTGCCAAGAATCTGTGCGATGCAGGACCGCACGAGGGCTTCGCCTCCTGCCGCTACGAAGTCTCTGCCGCTGATGCGCTGCAAGGGCGTAATGAGTCCATAGCCCAGGAGGCTTCGCTGCAGGACGTCTGTATCTCGGGCGGACACCTTGTATCACTCCTACGAGTTCGTCAGCTCGGCCAGGGCCAGCTCCGGGATTTCGAAGGCCCGGCCCAACACCGCGTTGCACACTGCCTCTGCAATCACCAGCGCGTTGTAGATTATGGAGAGAGTCTGTTGCATGAAGCCCAGCGGCGGAAAGTCCGTGGCCGATGGATCCGTGTCACCGATTGCCGACTGTGCGCCCGTGATTTGCTCCTTCACCTCTCTGACCTTCTTCCCTGCAGGTCCGGGCAGGTAGGCCTCGATGGCATCAAGAATGCTCAGGAAGGTGCCGATGGTCGTCGTCACCACCTCCATGATCTGCATGAGGCCGGCCATGTCCTGGTTGAGCTTGCGCTTGGCGCAGTTGCCCATGCCGATGAGCACCGTGTCGTTTTTTGCCTGGCCGCGGGCGATGAGGTTCTTTACTCCCGTGACCTTGGCGTCGATCGTCTCGATGAGACTGAGCATGTCCTCGACCAAGGCACGAAGCAGGGTGATGATATCGGCCACCATGGCCACGTAGGACAGGGGCGGAATCAGAGGGATCAGGTCTGCGAGGGCCTTGAACAGGTCAGGGAAACAGTTGATCAGCGGCGCCGGGCTGAGCTGCGTGATGCACTTGCGAACAGCCTGTGTGCAATCCGCTATGGCCTGGATAGCCTTGAGGATCTTGAGCGCAGTATGGATCGGGGCCATCGCCGGTGCCAGATTGTTGAGGGCCTTGAGGATCATCTCCGACGGGCGAGGCGTCTTCTCCAGCTCGTCCCGGAGGAAGGTCAACTCTCCCATGCCCGGCATCGTGACCTTGAGGTCAGGCGGGATGTCCAGCGGCTCTATGCAGACAACAGAGGCCATTACTTTGGATACCTCGACACGGCGCCAGGGTTGATCGTCTTGTAGCCTGCACCGTACTTGTGCACCTGCTGCGAGGTCATCAACGCCGTTGGAACCTCGAGCAGGCTCAGGCTCAAGCTGAACTCCATCGGAGCGCCGTCGATGGTGAAGCGCTGGTACTCCACGGACAGCTCCTCGCAGACGCCGATGAAGTAGAGATCGGCGCCGGGCCACGACATGGCCACCAGAGGTGGAGGCAAACCAGCCCTCGTGGGCATCATCAGCGACTCGAAGAAGTTGCGGTAGTCCAGCAACACGCTGGGCTTCACCTTGTTGGTTTCCAAGACACGCTGGAGGACCAACAAAGAGCACCAGAGCTCCATGTCGATCGTGCGTGAGGCCGTCGCAGTCCACTGCGAGACCTCGTGTGAGAGACCAACGACGGCATGCTTGACGTAGTTGCTGGTGAAGCTCTCGGAGAAGTTTTCAGGATTGGCAATGGCGTAATACATGTATCCCCACCGCCGTTCCCACGGGAGCTTTCGGCGGAAGACAACGTGATCCTTGTACGCGATGCGACCGCTCCCATTGGGCCAGGTGGGGGAATCGGCGCTCTCCGCATTCGGATTCACGGTGCCGTTCTGCACGTTGCTGCTTTGCACCTTTGCCACTACAGCTTCTCCTCGCTCAGATGTCCTTCGGAGTCGCGTCGTTGACGACGCGGTCCTGGATCTGCACTTGGTTCTCTGCCTTGATGCTGATCGTTGGAGCCTCCATGATGATGAAGTGCGACGCTGTCAGCCTGATCGAGCCGTCGTCCAGGTTCATCGAGAGCACGGTCTGGGGGAAATCCTCGATGCTGCCGATGTTGAGCCTGGTCTCCTGACTCGTCTCAGCGATATAGACCTCGAAGCTCTCGGTCTGCGCCAACACCCTGACGTTCGGAGCGTCGGCGACGGTCTGCTCGCGGACCTTCTTGGGCGCACTGTCTGCACCCTTCGGGGCCGTCCATGGACCCGGGATGTAGAATGGCTCCTCGAAGTCTCCGAGGACAAAGCCAACGAGGACAAGGGAGCCCTCCCGGGGCACAAAGTAGGCACCCTGCCCGGCCTCGGTGCCACCAGGCATCCCCATGGGATACGTCCAGTCGGTGGAATGATCAGTGAGACCATGCACGTCGATCTTGCAGCGACCGCGCTTCAGTGGGTCCTGGTTGCTGACCACGGTACCCCACCAAAGCCGGAGTTCGGCCTCGCCGTCGAGATCCCTGTCGTCCCCTGTCCGGAACGCGCCTCTCATTTCTTGATCCTCGAGCCCCGCTTCCTGCCGGGGAACCACTTGCGCCTTGGTTTACGCTTCCTCTTCTTTTTCCTCTTCCCTACGGCCTTCGTCACCTTGCCCGGAACCGAGTAGCCAGGAGGCGCCGGCACTCCGATGGCACCCACCGGTAGGCCCCCATCAGACGGCCAGACGTAATCTGGCATGACCAGCCCCCGACTCTTTTGGGTGCCGCGCTTCATGATCGCGGTGACGGTGGTGATGTACCCAGATCCCACGTTGATCGTGTGCTCGACGCCGCGGACGTACCACAGACCGTCGATGATCGGTCCAAAGTTCTCGAGTGCGAGACCGGTGCCACGGAAAATGCGAGGGTTGCCAACCAGCGTGAGCTTGATGGCCCACTTGTTCTTCGCATGGTTGATTACCCTGCGCACCGCCGCCTGGTAGGCCTTCTTCGAGATGGACACGACGATGTCCTTGGGCCCAACATCATCCGGACGCTTCTTGTTCCTGGCCGGCGGCAAGCCCATAGCCCCAACGGGCATGTCCTCACCCCAGACATAGTCGACCTTCTGCCCCGTGAGGGGGTTGATCGACTTGCACTTGGCCGCCAGCATGTTGACCCGAAAGTCCCCATCGATCTCGTAGGAGAGCAGGTCGGGGCCCTTGTAGTAGCTGATGACTTCCTCGGTCTGCATCTTGTCCCATCCCTCTTGATGGAACCTGAACTCGCCACCGGTGTACTGGAAGGTCCAGCCCAACTCCTCAGCCTTGCGGTCCAGAAATTCGGCCACCGTCTCGTGTGACTTGATCTGCGACCTGTCGTAGGCAAGAGACTTGCCATCCGGGTGTGTCGTCTGGATGAAGATCTTGTTCTCCTTGAACCCATACTTGCGGGCCAAGGTCCTGGCGATGGTCGGTAGCGGGCCCTCGGCTGCTGGAGCCCACTTGTCATCATCCGGGTTGAAGTGCAGCTTCGTCCGGAAGGGCTGCGACTCCATCTCGATGGTGCCATAGGGGTCTGGGTGTGGAGAGACGAGGGACCTGTGAGGCTGACCCATTGCGAGGGCACGGATGCGCTTGATGGGCGCCCAGAAGGTCCTCGACATGATGGTCTCATAGCCCCACCGGATCTTGAGCTTCAAGCCCACAACCGCCACGCCCCAGTTGAAGATCAAGCCGTTGGAGTTGTCGAAGCGAAGCAGGATCTTGGGATGCTTCTTGGGCTCGTCGACATACTTGAACTCGACGAGCTGGCTCTCAAGAAGGCTGCCAGTCACATTCGCAGGGCCGCCGATCACGTCCATCTTGACCCGGGGGCCGAGCAGTTTGTAGCCCTCGAGCGTCATTAGAAGTCTGCCTCGTCTTCTTCCAGAATGCCCGAGAGAGCATCCTGAACGAGTGTGGGCGAAGGGATCACAACAAGGCTTCCAGGCTCCAGCCGGACAGTCGGGTCGATGATGGGATCAGGCTGGTAGTCGGCAATGGCCCACCAGAGGGTGTGAGCAAAAGGGATGCCATTGAAGTACTGCGCAGCCAGGGTCCACAGCGTGTCTCCCGGAGCAACCTCGTGGATGATGTCTTCATCCTCCTGGTCATACTCCAACCTGGGGCGCAGGCTGAGGAGCAGACGACCCCGCGCGTCCTTGATGATGTCGGACATCCGGTATCGGCTGATCGTCGTCAGCATGCTACTTCAACCCCTCGCCAGCCCGCTTGCCCCCACGCGCTGCCTTGACCACCTCCTCGGCTAGCAGCGGGAGTTGGGTGTCACCGATCTTCAGGTTTGGCCCCGCAAAGGTGACCTTCTGCTTCTGCTTCAGCAGCTTGGCCGTCTCGTTGGTGGCGTTGGCAATCTTGTTCAGATCCTGCGCTGGGCCGCCTGCAGTCGTGCCTGTCGTCCCCGGGCGCACCGCACCAGCGATGGGCACCACTGGCGCCGTGATCCTCGCCATGACCTTGTTCTGATCATCCAGTTTTGTCTTGAGCTCTCCCAGGGCTTTCTCGGTCTGCGCGGTGTTCCCCGTGAGCGTGGCACTGTCCCGCACTAAGCTCTTCTCATGATCGAGAAGCTGCTGAGCCACCCTGAGGGCCTCCTTTGCCTGCATCCGTTGTGTTTGAACTCCACCGCTGATCGTCTTGCCGAGCCAGGGGAGAATGTCCGACTTCACGATTTCCCCACCCTTGCCCGTGCGGATTACGGGCGTGAGTTCATCCACAACCTTCTGCAGTCGAGCCACACGCTCCGCGGCCGTGCCCACCTCCGCTGTGCGGGCGCCTGCCATCCGCGCTCCGGCCATGAGTCTCCAGACTGGAATCTTGGACAGGTCTCCGCCGGCCGCCTGCAGCGCCTTCTGCAACTTGTCGGACTCGGCCGTCTTGCTCATCATGATGAAGGCGGCGAGGTTCTGCTTCTGCAAACTAAGAAGGGCTCGACGGGCCTCGACCTCCTTGCTCGTCGCATCGATCTGCTTCTGCTGGGCCTCGACGAGCTCGTTCTCCTTGAAGTGGATAGCCTCCAGAGTCTTCTTGAACTCCTCCGAGCCCTGAGCACCAACGCCGAAGGTCTTGCCCATGTTCCCCAAAGACTCAATCAGGCGCTTGTTGGTCGGCTGGAACATCTTCACGAGGTTCATCAACTGGCCGGCAGCAAACTGCGCCTTCATCAGGTCGTCAGCCTTGACCTTGGTCTTCGGATCGGCCATCTGGCGCTGGACCCGGGTCACGAGTGCCATCCAGTTGTTCATCTGCTGCAGGCCCTTCTCGCCGACGCCCGGAGCCTTGGCGATGAGCGGCACAAGCTGGCCCATCTGCCGGAGGCCCTCGAAGGAAGGAATGGGAAACTTGAGCTTCTGCAGCTTGGTCCACTCCTTGATCCCATCGGCCAGGCGATCAACCGTATGTCCGAAGTCCTTCATGATGGCCTTCTCGACCACCTGCTGCTTGACGGCCATCTTGCCGGCCTTCTCGAGGTCCTTCATCATCTTGTTGACGTCGATCTCACCTCCGCCTCCGCCAAAGACATCGACCCCAAACAGCTCCAGCCAGGAGAGAACGCCCTGCAGGATGATCAACGGGGCGAAGGATCTGGCGAGTGCGCGCACAGACGCGCCAGCCGCGTACATCGCGTTCTTCATGGTCGACATGGCCCGAGCCGTCAGGAGCGTGCTGGTCCGCGCCACACCCTGCACCTGCATACTGGTGTACCATTGCGCATCCATGGCCTGGGCCGCCCTGAAGTTCGACCAAATGGCCGCCTGTGTTGTCTTGAGGCCAACCACCAGACCAGCAAGTCGGCCTGCAAGACCCCCAGCCGCCGCTGTTTGTCCGAGGAACATGAAGGCGGCGCCCAGCACCCTCGCCGCGGCAGCTATGGCGAAGATCACCGTCAGCGCGCTCATGAGCACGCCAGCAAACTTGGCGACGGCGGTGAGCACGGCGTGAATGACCGGGTGGGCCTCCAGCCAGGTCTTGAAGCCAAGGGCGAACTCTTTGATCTTGGATACAATCGGGGTGACGAACTCCAGCATTGGTCGGAACGCGGTTTCGAGGAGGATGCCGATGGACTCCCTCAGGAGCTTGATTTGCTGTTCGAGGGGCATCATCGCCTCCTCGGTCATACGGGTCAGCGTGCCATCAGCCCCTTTCAATTCTGAGTTGATCTTGGCGAAGGCTTCACCCATCCGTAGGGCCCCTCCCTCGGCTTGGGGGAGGCCGGCCCGAAGCTGGCCGACGGCAGTGATCCACGGCCCAACCGCCCGGGCACCGAACACCTTGTCCATGAACCGGCTGAACTCCTCCGTGCTCATCCTCTCCTGAACCCGCGCCAGATCAAGCAGGATGGTCGACAGGCTTTTGTACTGGCCGGCGGCGTCGAATGCTGAAATCCCCTGCGCTTGAAACTCTTTCTGCACTCGCGCCCGCGCCAGCCTGAGAAGACCGGTGCGCATCCCGGTGGTGGCCCTCGAGGCTTCCGTGCCGCCACGCACCGCGAGTGCCAGCATGCCGACGAGTTCCTTGAACGACTGTCCGGAGAAATTCGCGGCCTCGCCCAACTTCTTGAAGCCTTCATCCATCCGGGCCACCGGCGTGCCCACGACCCTGGAGATGACCGCCAGCTCGTCCAGCTTTCCGGCAAGCTCAGTGGCCTGCAGCCTGAAACCACCAACGATGCGCGATGACATGAGCGCAGCGCGATTGAAATCACCCTCCAGGTAGGTCGTGGCTATCGACATCGTCGGTGTGAGCGCCGCAGCCGTGCCCTCGACATCCCTCAAGGCCATGTTGAGCCGGGTGGCAGCCTCGACGGCCTCGGCAGGGGCGAACGGCGTCACCGAGGCAGCCTTGCGCGCCGCTTTTTCCAGACGTGTAACCTGGTCCGCGCTCAGCCCAGTGGCCACCTTCAGACGCGTGGCGGCGTTCTCCATGTCCATGGCCGGCTTGATGGCCGCAGCCATCCACTGGGCTGCACGCTGGGCGACGATCAGGGCGTTGTAGGCACCAGCGAGAGCTTGAAGGCCCGCGCGCCCCTGATCAGAAGTCTGCTTGATGGCGTCGCCCATGCGACGTGTGGATCGCTCGGCACTCTGCGCTGCAGGCGACAGCTGATCGACACCCTTGAAGGTGAAGGTCATCGTGTAGCCCACGTTGCGCGCCATCTGGCTCTCCTACCTCACAGGCCTCTGTGCCGGCATTTGTTGGGCCTCCTTGCTCCGCTGCTCGTCCAGCATCGTGACCAGCTGGTCACGATGACTGATGTCAAGCTCAAGAGCCTCGGACCACGTGATCCCCAGCGACGTCAGTTGGGGCGTTATGCCACACAGATAGAAATGCACCCTCAGCCAGCTTTCCTCGTCTTCGAACGGACATAGCGCTTGCGGCTGGAAAAGAACTCCGCCCCGAAAGGGAGCAAGACCTGCTGGACGTTGCCGCAGGTCGGGCACTCCACGTCGAACATCGTCTCGACACCGCCCTCGAGCTCGTCCGTCGCGTCCCACAGGCGGTCACCCACAATCGCCTCCATGTCCTCGACCAGAGCGACAATCTCCTTGAACCGGTGTCGGCCATCGAGCTCCACGATGCGCCGGGCCAGATGGTACGTCATGATCTTGGCCTCGTCCTTGGTGCCCAAGGTGGCGAGGAAGGAGTCATCTTCGCCGCGCATGAGCCGACACTTGGCGACACGCCCGTCATGAAGCGTGACGGAAATCGGCTCTCCGGTCTTGACCGCGTGCAGGCCCTGCTCGGACACCGGCACCACATCGATGTCGTCATCCAGGTTCACGCCCCAACCGAACATCTTGCGGCACGAGCCGCAGGTGACCCTGAACTCGTAGTCGGCGCCATACGAGGCGATGCGCAGCTGGATGAGGATGTAGGTCCTGTCCGAGCTCAGAACCTGGTCCCAGTCCACTACCCCCTCGGGGAAGTTGTAGGGGCCGGGGTCCGTGGTCTCCTGCCAAACCGAACGCAGCAACTCGGCGATGACGCGACCGGACACGCCTAGCTTCCGGTTGATGAACAGCTGTTCGTCTTTGACCTTCATGCCGCGGATGCGGCCTTGCAGCCCGGACGGGCAAGTCACTTCGATCATTGTCTTTACCTCTCTATACCTTGTGGGCGCCGGCCTATCCGACGCCTCGCTGCAACCCTATTCGGCGCGGGTGCTACGCCAACGCTTCGCCGATCTCGAACCAGTCGTAGGTCAAGATCAGCTGCTCGATCACCACCTCGTCTGCGGTGTTGTCCCAGTCGCCCGCGATGAACTTCTGGACCCAGACGTTGAAGAGAGTCCAGACCCTCTTCTCCGAGACGCCGTCGCGATCGAGCTGGATGATGTCGACGTCCTCCAGGTAGACGCTGTGGTTGCTGCCCACGCCGCGCGTGGCCTTGTTGAAGCCGCCCACCGACGCGTTCACCACCTGCAGGGCCCAGTCGTAGAACTTCCTCGACGTGGATGCCCCCCGCTCGAGGGTGACATCGGTCATGGTCGCGCGGCCGGGCACCTTCCATGGGATGACGCTGCCGCCCTCCCAGTACTCGATCTTCGCGACCTCGTAGGAGAGCTCGGAGCACTTCTGGAAGCCCGCCCACCAGCCGTCACGCACCTCAACGAGGAACTGGTGCTTGGGGAAGAGCTCCCGCTGCTTACCGAGAATCTTGACATCGTTTGCCATCGCTATTTACCTCCGTGCGAGCCCTGATCGAGAGCCCGGTTTCACGATACCTGTTAGCCCTGCCCGAACAGCTCCTCGTCCAGCGCCCTGGTGTCCTTGGTGACCTTGATGATCAGGAACTCGGCCGGCGTGTTCGTTGCCAGGCCGACTCGCATGACCAGCTTGCCGGCCCTGATGACGCTCGGCGGGTTGAGGGCGGCGCTAACGTCCACGAAGAACGCCGTGCTCGGGTCGGTCGTGGCGAAGGCCCCGCGCTGCATCCAGGCGTGCAGCTCCGCGTAGACGGTCTTGTAGACGCTCCTGCGCAGCGAGGGGGTGTTGTTCCGATGCCGGACCCACTGCAGGCCGCTCTCGAAGAGCTGCTCGAGATGGGATACCCCACGGCGCTCACCCACGCTTGGGAAGTTCCCGTCGCCCTTGAGGGTGCGAGAGCCGTCCACGAAGATGCCGTAGCTGCGCAGATACGTGATGGGATTGATGCGCTTGGGGTAGATGAGGTCGCGGGTGGACTCGAGCTTGACCTCCTCCCGCTCCAGCTCCACGATGCCGACGGGCTTGCCACCCTCCACGCCGGCCGGCTGGAAGAAGGGTCCCTCGGGCTCATCGCTGTCGTTGCGAGCCATGATGCCGGCGATCATGCCCGAAGGAGCCATGGTCACGGTCTCCACGGTGGAGCCGTAGACGACCTTGGACGGGTTGATGATCTTGACCCGGGGCCAGTACAGCATCGCATGCTCGGTGACGCCCTCGGCGCCCAACGCGGTCTGCTGCGCCTTGATGCCGGTCACGGTGAGGTCCTCGTCCGGGTCCAGAATGGCGACCACCATCCCCTTCCGGTCGTCCTCGCAGTAGGCGATCATGGCCTTCTGAGTGGACGCGTGCACACTGTCGGGGCAGGCCAGGATGGTGATGTCGTCGCTCAGGTCGAAGGCGTATAGGCCCGTCGCGGCAGCCTGGTCCCCGATGAAGTCGAGATAGTCCAGGCTCGTCAGGCCGTCGTCCCCGC